TGTTAGCAAGTTCTGTTTCAGCGTCAAGACCATGAATTGCTTTCAAGTCTTGTGCTAATTCTAGAGAGTATTCTGCTTTCAAGGCACGTGATGTTGCAGTCACAGTCGCTTTTTCGATTGTGAAACCCATTTCGTTGAAAGTAGATGAAGGTCCTTGACCTGTTGATCCAAGACCCTCGGCGTCGCCTGTTGGCATACCGCCTGCTTGTGTAGGTCCAGTTCTTGAGTCATCGATAGATGAGTCAACAGTTCTTAGAATTGCAGAACCACTACCACCAGAAGAGTCATCTGACAATCCTGATAATCCAGAAGGTCCAGAACTTTGAGCAGTAGATGAGTCACCACCCCAAGTTGTGTTTGCTTCGTTGTATAGTGCTTCAGTAGAACCAGTTGCACCAGCACCGTAGCGTGATTTCATCGCAAAGATTAGTCCTGTAGGACCAGTCATTGGTTGAACACCACAAACGTCGTATGCCATCATGTTAGGCAATGCACGTCGTACAAGTGAGATTAGAACTGGGTTCCAGTTTGCCGCAGAAGAAGTCGCATTACCTGGTGCCGCCTCTGTCAACATGTTACTTTGTTGTGCTTCCTCTTGGAATGCACGTTCTTGGTTCTCAAGAATAACGGCAGTTACCGCTTTTCTGTGAGAGTCTTTAATAGCACCAGCAGACTCTTCGTTGAGTACTGGTGACCACTTTTCGACTAAACGATCATATGTTTCCATTTTTAATTGCTCCTATTACTTAATGGATTTTTTCAAGGCAGTTAGATATTGATCCATAGATGAAACAACATCTGTATCAACGGATGCTCCTCCTTCTTCAATTTCTTCTACTTGAGTTTCGACGATTGCTTTCTTGAAATGATTTTCTTTGATGATCTTTACTTTCGCTGAGAAAGATTCAGAATCTTCAAAATCAATATCTTCTACAAGAGAAGCGAGTTTTTCAACTTCAGTTTCGGCAAGACCATTAGAATGCTCACGCACTACTTCGTAGCGTTGAAACAATTCTAGTTCTTCGGTCATTGCAATCATTTTACCAGTTGTTGTGTTGAGTTGATCTTCAAGTTCTACAACTTGTTCGTTAAGATCGTCAACTAGGTCTACTTTACTATCTGGCACATCAACGTAAGATTCTACGAATAGATCCTTTAATTTGCCCATAAAGTTTTCTGCGATTTCAGTCCTAAGACCATTCTCGACTGCAACTTTATTTTCTGCCATCCAGTTTTCGACTACGTAGTTAAGATATCCATCAACTTTTTCAACTAATTCTTCTTTAGTTTTGTTGATTTCTTCATTGAGTTCTGATTTATAGTTCTCTTCTAAACGGTCAATTTCTTCGGACAGTTTTGTTTTTACTGCCATTTCGAAGATGACTGCCGTTTTTTCTTTGAACTCATCAGAAAGGGTTGCTTCAGATTCGACTAATGCTTTCATGTCGTCAGAGAAGTCGATTTTGATGTCGGCAGTATTGTCTGCTTCCACTATTGCTTCTTCTTCTGCTTCCACTGATTCTTTTTGACCATGATAGGCGGAATACATGGACTTCATTTCGTCCTTTTTCATACCCATCATTTTCATGTTCATTGCGTTGATCATGCCTGCTTTAGTCTTAGGTTCGGGTGCTTGTTTAACCACCTTTGCCGCCGCGTCAGTAG